GAGCCAGGTGAGTTTGTAATACGTAAAAATTCGGCTAAATCTATAGGACGTAATAAACTAGGTCAAATGAATGCAACTGGTGCTAGCGGAATGGGCAACGTGCAATTTAACATTGTTAATGAAGGTTCACCTAAACAAGCTGAACAGCAAGGACCACCTAAAATTGATACTGATAAAATTGTAGTTGATGTTGTGATGAGAGATCTAGCTAACAATGGTCCTATCAGAAAAGCTCTTAGAAATGGATAAACTATGACTACTCCTATATACCCTGATGATGCAATAGCACCTATATCAGCTTTTTCCGTGGTAGCTACTACTACTTTTAATAATACTGGAACAACTAGAACAGCTTTTAACTTACCCAGTACTGTTACTAGTAAAGGTGAGATTACAGCTTTTGACGATGGTATTCTACAATCTACTTCTACATATTCTTTATCTAATGCAGGACAAACAATAACTTTTGCTGTAGCACCTGATGCTACTGAGTTAGTTTTAAAAACAATATCACTACCAGAAAGATACAGATTAACTAGAACTTTTCCTGATGTAGATGCAGTAGATTTTAGTAATACAGCTCCTACAGTGATAAATGGTAATAACTATATTATTAATGGAGTTACCGAAGCTTTTTCTTTTCCTGCTATTGTTAATGTTAGTAGTACTAGTGATTTTATAGTATATGCCTCTGGTGTTTTTCAGCAACCTACTTCTTATACTTATCCTTCTGTTACTTTAGGTTTTCAGGGTATAGATATAGGGGATAATGCTGCTGTTAACTTATTAACTAATTTTGCAGGTAACTTAACAGACTCAAGTGAAAAAGCACATACTGTAACTATAAATAGCGGCTCTGCTAGTTTTAGTGGTTCTAATGTTGTGCTAGATGCTTCTAAGTTTATAAATGTTCCTTCAAGCAATGCTTTTAGTGTGGGAGAAGAAAAATCATTTACTTTTGATACTATCATAACCCCTGACTCCGGTGCTAGTATGAGTGCTAATCAGACTATATTAGCGCGTTTTCAAGATGCTTCTAATTATTACGCATTAAGAACTGTAGGTTCAAACGCCAATGTAGCTTTTGTTGTGAATCAAGGAGGATCCTTAACAGAGATATATGGAGGTAACTGTAATGGAGGTACTACCTACAGTATTGCATTATCTTACGATAAGACTACTGCTAATTTACGTTTATATGTACAAAACCAGTTAGTAAAACATGTAAACTATAATCCTAGTGTATCTCCTTTTACATCTGGTGCATTAACTATTGGTGCAAATGATGATGTAGCTGGTGGTTCTGCTGCAAGCCAAGAACGCTATAAAGGTAAAATTGAGTATATACGTATGTCCGATGGCGCGAGATATAGAACATCTACTATTAATTCACTTACTACTACTGCTACTGTAATAGGAGGAGCTCCACTAGGAGCTATAGATATAGCAGATACGTTATCTGTTAGAGTGTTTGACGCTTCTGTTACTGTTTCAGATAGATTTAATTCTATGGCGGATAGAAAACCTGATGGAGGTTTTGGTACTCAGAAAGTATTTAATGTAACAAAATTTAAAACTCAATCGGGATACGAAAAAAGAAGATTAAATTCTAGAAGAGGTCTTAGAGCTTATAACTTACAATATACTAATATATCTGGAGTAGAAAGAACAGCAATTGAAAATTTTTATACTGCTAGAAGCGGAGAATTTGAAGCTTTTAGTTTTGACTTGTCACATCTAAATGAAAGTGGTACAATAACTACAAGATTTGATGGAGGATTACAAATAGATCAAGTATTATCCTCTGGAACTTCTCTAACTGAAAACTTTTTTACCGTTAGTTTTAAATTGCAAGAGACTTTTGATTAATGACTGCTAGAAATTATGATATAATATTAACTGTTCCTAGTACTACTGGATTTATTTCTGGTAATATTATAGTAGGTTCTACAAGTGCGACTTCAGGTTTTATTGCAAATGTAGATAGTACTGCTAAACAATTAAAAGTTAAATTAAATAATGTATTACAAGAGTTTCACACTAGTGAAACTATAACCTCAAGTAGTTCTATTATTGGAGGTTCTAGAATAAATACAACAGTATTAACTCCTATAACTTCAGTTAATAATATTGGAGCAGCAGCAGGTGCTCGTACAGCAGGAACTTATACTATTAGTGCCTCTGATTATACAAAAACAGGTCTAGGTACTGGTGCAACTTTTACTATAGTAGTAAATGGTTCAGGTGCGGCAGCTGTAACAATTGATGAAGGTGGCGATAGGTTTGTTATAGGTGATGTTATAACTGTCGCTGATAGTAAGTTAGGTAGTGGTGGGGCTGCTGCACTAACTTTTAATGTAGCAACTACTGGTGGAACTAGTGGTAGTAGTAAAAGAGTTACAGACATAACAAGAGCTAATCCAGGTGTTGTAACAGCTAATCTTCATGGATTTACTAATGGAGTACGTATTGCCTTTTCTGGTATAAACGGTATGACAGAAGTTAATGGACAAATTTATGAAGCTACACTTATAAATGAAAATAGTTTTAGTATTGTTAACACTAGTGCCTTTACAGCATATTCAGGAGATACAGGTTTTGCTACTTTTATCACTACTTTAGATGTTGCCAATACTAGAAGTATTCAGCCAGGTTATCAGATTAATTCTGTAGGTAGTAATGGCTATACTAGCCCCCAAACTGTTGATAGCGTACTCAACACTACACAATTAACTGTATCTGCTCCTCCAAATACGATGCCTAATGGAAACCTGTTATTTGTTGATATATCAAGTAATTTAACCTCTGTTCCTTTTACTTCAAATATATTTTTATCAAGTGAAACAACTGCTTCAACTACTATTAGCTCACAAGTTCCTAGTCCTTTTATAGCTGAGAAAAATGCATTCACACAAAATCCTATTGTTCGCTTATATGACGTATATTATCCAGGTGAGTGGTTTCCTCCAGATCAACATGGTAATCCTACTGGTGAAGGCACAGGTAGGTCTTGGCCTACTAATTTTCCTTTAAAATTTGCAGATATAGCAGGAGATTTAGTATCTGATTTAAAATATAATGTGACCTATGATGGAGAGTCTTATATACCTTTTCCTATAGATATAACTAGCATTAAACAAAATCAAGATGGTAAAATTGATGATCTTACGCTAACAGTATTTAATGTAGACAACATTATATCTGCTTTAGTAGAAGATCCTTTTATTGTAGGTAACAATATAACTTGGTCTTGTGTAGCTAATGTTAATGGTGCTCCCTGTCATGGAATTGATCCCAGAACTATTAATGCATTACCCGCAGAAGTAGGTAATGCAGGAGAACAGGCTTTTGATACTCTAACTAGGGCACGTGCTAATGGTTTTGGATACAGTGAAGATATAGTAGGCTTATATGGTAAATCTAATGCTTCTTGGAACTATGAACAAACTATATCTTCTCCAGCTACTGATGGCACTAAAGGAGTTTGGGAAATACAAAAAAATGACTCTAGAGATATTCAAGGAGGAGTAGTTAAGATTAAAACTACTTTTGCTAATTTTTTAGATGTATGGCCGGAACATAGTAGTATTAAGTATATTACTTCAAATGTAGTTGAAGTATATAATGCTATGCCATATAGAGTAGGAGACACTGTAAAGTCCTCAAAAGGCTCTAGTAGCGCAACTATACAATCTATACAAGAAAATAGGTTTTTATTTTTATCAGATGTTTTAGAAGCTAATACTTCTATAGGTGATGACGTTTTTATAGTTAATGCCGATGTAGATACAGAATCCTATGTAGAAGATGTATTTAAAATAGATCATTTAGAAGAATTAGGTGGTGATACTGCCTCATTTGGTTTAGTTACTTGGTTACAATATTTTAAACAAATAACTCCTAGACGTAAATACTATAAAAATACTTGTCAATGGCAATATAAAGGCGAAGAGTGTCAATATCCTGGACCTGGTGGAGGTACAATACCTGGTACTTCTCTTACCGCTAATACTAATCCTATTGCTGCAGATAATACAACTGCATCAGGTCCTGAAGGTGATATATGTGGTAAAAATATATTAGCATGTACTCTTAGAAATAATGGAATACA